TAGTACATAGTTTTAAAGATAAGACTAATCAAAAAGCAATTATATTTAATGATCAGGAGATTGATGAGAATCCTAATGGTGGAAGTGGTAAATCTTTGATGCTTACAGCTGTTGGCTATCTTAGAAAGACAGTCAAGATTGATGGTAAATCATTCAATCCAAGTAAGTCTGAGTTCTTATATCAGAGAGTAAACTTGGATACTCAGATCTTGGCATTCGATGATGTTAAAAAGAACTTTGATTTTGAGCAATTATTCATGATTGTATCTGAAGGAATCACAGTGAACAGAAAGAATAAGGATGAGGTATTTATTCCATTCAATAGATCTCCAAAGATTGTCATAACAACCAATTATGTAATATCTGGAGCTGGAGGTTCTCATGATAGGAGAAGACATGAGATAGAATTCTATCAATATTTCAATGCTAATAACTCACCATTAAAGGAATATGGTAAGCTGTTGTTTGATCAATGGTCCAAAGATGACTGGTCAAGATTTGATAATTACATGATCAAGAACTTGCAACTATTTTTGAGAAATGGATTAACCAAGACAATCAGCATCAATGCAGATAGCAAGAGATTCATCCAGGCAACCTCTCAAGATTTCTTTGATTTCTCACAAGATAACCAATTCACAACTGAATTATCCTATTATAATAATGAGTTATTCAACCAATTCCAGAATGAATATAATGGATACAAGGATATGAATCCTCAAAGATTCGCAAGATGGATTGGTGAGTATGGTAAATTTAAAGGATGGGAGCTTGAGAAAGGCAAGAATCACAAGGGTAGATTTGTAATATTTAAATCAAAATAATATGAAACAGACAGCAGTAGAATGGTTGGTTGAAGAAGTATTTGGAACTATATTAATTGGTAACCATTTATTAAAAAAAATTGAACAAGCCAAAGAAATGGAGAAAGAGCAGATAATAAATGCACATTTGACAGGTTTGATACATCCTTTAGAAATTGAAGCTACTAAACAAGCAGAACAATACTACAACGAAACTTTTAAATCAAAATAACATATAAAAACTTATATTATATTTTTAATTATTTAAACTAAAATAAGATGGAGCAAAAATACTTTATCATTCACTGTGGTGAGGATATTCATAAGACAATACTCTTTGATATTACTGACAAGCTAAAAGAACAAGGCCATTATTTTGTGGTCAATTGTACAAGCAACATCAATCAGTTTGATGTAAGCAGAGTATCAAGAGAAGAGTTTAATCAATTTAATGGATATGAACAAATTTAATAAAGAAAAACTCAAAGCTCTGGAGATTGAAACTCTCAAGTCAAAGTATCCATCCATGGATGAGAGATTTATTCCTTTGACTGATTGGAAAGATACCTCAGCCAATGGATTAACGAAGTGTATAATCTTTTGGATCAATGCAAATGGAGGACAAGCTGAAAGGATCAGCAACCAAGGACAATATCGGGAAGGTAAAAAGATTCCAGTTGGTGATTCATTCAAGCAACTTGCTGGGAAGTGGACTCCAGGACAAGGCACAAAAGGAACAGCTGACATCTCAGCAACCATTAAAGGAAGGTCAGTTAAGATTGAGGTGAAGTATGGTAAGGATGCTCAGTCAGATGCTCAGAAACAATATCAAGCAATGATTCAAAAGGCCGGTGGTATATATTTTATTGCAAAAACTTTTGATGAATTTATATTGTGGTATGAACATTTTATATTACATTTGTAAAACCTAAAACAAACAGATATGGAAAATAAACCATTTAACAGAAGCCTGTGGTCAAAGCTCCACATGGCAAAGATGAACATTGGAAAGGTGGCTAAGAATGCCACGAATCCACATTTCAAAAAGACTTATGCTGATATCAATGCATTGCTTGAGACAGTTGAGCCTATCCTCCATGAGAATGGCTTGGTGCTATTGCAGCCAGTGAAGGATCACATCGTATTCACTCAGATAATTGATGTTGATTCTGGTGATATGGTTGAGTCTTGGATGCAACTGCCAGAGATAACTGATCCTCAGAAACTACTCGGAGCCATTACTTACTTTCGCAGAGGAACACTGCAATCATTGTTGAGCTTACAAGCTGTTGATGATGATGGTAATAGTGCATCGGCTGTCGTTAATAAGAAGCCAGCATTATCTCAAGAGCAGTTTGATAGAGCAAAAGAAGCCATTGCGAGTGGTAAATATACTCTTGATCAATTGAAAACTAATTATTCACTTACAAAAGAACAGGAGGCAAAGCTATGAAATGGAGACCTTCATCATTAGGAAAACTGATGACTCAGCCAAAAGCAAAGTCAGAGGTATTATCTGAGACTGCAAAGAGCTACATTAAGACAAAAGCAAAAGAGGATTACTTTGGTTATTCAACTCACCTTCAAACAAAACCAATGCTCAAGGGTACTGACTGGGAAGAGGAGTCAATTGCTCTTGTGAATCAAGTGAGAGGCACATTCTATGTTAAGAATAAGGAGAGATTTGAGAATGAGTTCCTAACTGGAGAGCCTGATATTATTCTTGACAATTCAATCATTGATATCAAGACATCTTGGTCTCTTGATACTTGGCCAGCAACTCCAGAGGAAGGAGTGAACACTCAATATGAATGGCAGATCAGAGGTTATCTTTGGTTGTTGGATAAGCCAGTTGGATATCTAATCTATTGCATGATTGATACTGATGATGTGTTGCTTGGTGACTGGGATAATAGATTCATTCACAAGGTATCTCATATTGATCCAACCAAGAGAATAACTGTTCTGGAGTATCAAAGGAATACAATCAATGAGGAGATGATGGTTGAGAAGCTTACAGCTGCAACTGAGTATTATAATAATTATATTGAACAATTAAATAACAAGTAATATGCAACAAGAGTTAACAGAACAGGAATTCATTGAATGGATTGGAGAAGATAATTACAAATCATTCGCTATGAATATTTATGAATTAATCAAAAAAAGCGAGGCATATAAAGACCTTGATGATGCAGTGTTTTATATTGGAGCTGAGCCATTAGATGATACAACTTGGTTTCATTTTGAGGTATCAATTAAAAAATTACCATTTGGTGATGATTTCGGATTCACAAGAATGGTCATCACTGATAATTTTGATTTCGTATTGGATAGAGTTAATGATGCTAAAAGAGTATTAAATTTAAAACAAGTAAAAGATAAATAGGCTCTGGTAAACCTATATACCCCCATTGCATGAAATCGGCAATTGTGCCATGGGGGTTATTAAACAACGTAAATTAAATAAGATGAGTGATTTAAAATTAACAGGCAAACTGATAGTGAAGTCAGAGCCAAGACAAATCTCTGAAAAGTTCAGAGTAATGGATTTCGTAATTGAAACACAAGATGAGAAGTATCCTCAATCAGTGCAATTCCAGATTATGAATGATAGAATTTCAGAGCTGGATCAGTATGGAATTGGTGAAGAGCTTGAGATCTCTTTTGATGTCAGAGGTAGAGAGTATAATGGTAAGTATTACAATAGCTTGAATGCTTACAAAATTGTATCAAAACTATTCTAATGATTAGATTTATTCTTTGGTTATTAATCCTGTCCTTGATAGCATCAGGTGTGGGATTGTTTTATTGGACTATTTATCGCTTTTTTGATGTGATAGGATTGGTTGTATTTATAATTTTAGCCACATTCTGGATTATCGTAATATCAAGAAAATGAAGTCAATAAACATATTCCTAAATGTTGATGAGAGCATCAAAGACTTTATGCTCAGAGAGACTAAGTCAAGAGTCAGTAACCGATATAAACAGATTCACATTGCTGAAGATATCGGAGTGAACACAACTCAGCTGTGGAGATTCATGAAAGGTGATAAGGTTTCTGAAGACTTTTACATCAAATGGTTTAATTGGTACGTTAAAAATCAATAATTTTACATGTGCAATTCTGGAACGCTGAAGCTTATATCATCGCAAACAAGATCACTGGAGGAAATCCAATATCAAAGGACCTGGTCAGCCATGTGTATCTCTTGGTATTCGAGCTCAGTATCCAGTCAGAAGACTTACCAAGAGTCTTTGCAAGATACGCTTACAACCAATATAACTGGAGAGACTCATCGTTCAATAAGCTTTTTAAGTCACATGAAGAGCTTCCAGAACTCAACCTTAAATCTGAGGATGAATATGAAGTCTCAGAAGCTCAAAGACTCTTAGATGACTACCTTCACCAATCTCCTTCAGATGATCAGAAGTTGTTCACGATGGAGATAACTAAGATGCATCTGATGGGAATGACTTACAGAGAGATAAGAAATGAGACTGGAATAAGTCTTGATACTATTCACTTAGCAATTAAACAATTTAAAAATGATTTATCTGATTATAATATTACTGCCAATAGGATTTGCGAGAGCTCTAATGAGCTTCAATCTTCCAGAGATTAAACCATTCTCATGCCAGAGCTGTCTATCTTTTTGGGTTGCTGTTATTGCTTCCTCAATTATTGACTTTCATCTGGTTGGCTTGGCATTCATCACCTATCTATTGTCTGACTTAATCTTGATTTATGAAAGTAAGTAATGAACTATTAGAGCAAGTTGAGAGATACAACAAGACAAAGTCATTCAGCCTTAATGCTGGCATGAAAAAAGAACTATCTGATTGGTACAAAGCAATGGGATTTGGTAAGCTCAATGCTGGGTGCTCAACTTGTATCCGAAATGCAATGGGTAAGCTACTCAAGTCAATAAATGATGGTGAGCATCTCCAGCCTCGTATTCACTTTATTGGAATTAAACAATGATTATAACCGCACCAATACCAGTATTTGGCAGATTTCCTCTTGTTAGACTAACTATCTCAAGACTTAAGCGGCAAGGAGTCACTCCGATTGTTTTAGGTCATGAGAGCGAAGCTAATGAGATAGCAAAGGAATTTGACTGTGAGTTTATCTCAATCAGCAATGATCCTCTTGGTACAAAGTGGAATGCTGGATTCCAAGCCTCAAAGAATTACAATCCTGATGCTGTCATCTTCATGGGTTCCTCTGACTGGTGCAGTGATGGATATATAGCAAGATGTAAAGAGCACAGCAAGGACTTTGGAATGATAGGGCAACTTGGCTGTCACTTTGCCGATGTCTCAGCTGGTAATATTAGACTGGTGCATTGGAAAGGTTATAAGGACCAAGTGAGAGAAAATGAGCCAATTGGTATTGGTCGCTTTCTTAATCGGCAATTCATGGAGAAAATTAACTGGACTCCATTTGATCCAAGACTTAACTCTGGACTTGATTGGTCCATGTGGCTGAAGGCTATGAAAACAAATCAAGAGATTGGAATCCTTGAATGTGATAGGTCAGTCCAGTTGCTTTCTATCTCAACGGATAAATGGAACAACAAGCATAAATTCAGAGACCATTGGGATGGCTCGCTGAGATCTGAGAGATGTTCATCTGGATTGCTTGATAAAGAGTTTAATGAACTTAAAGAACTACTATGACAGCACAAGAGGCAAGAGAATATTTAAAGCAATATTTAGATACTCATGACAATCAATTTCCAGTTATTGATGAATTAGCATTTAGATTGCATACTCCATTAATAATTTCAGAGATAACATTTGTAGGCTTATTATGTATTGCTTATGATTTAAGACCTAACGAAATAAACCAATTATAATGCAAGCACATATATCAGAATCACTTGCTGGACTTGATCAAGGATTGATCTATAAATACAAACTCACTCCTTATGAAGTATGCACATGGGATACTGTCTTCATGGGCATGTATCGACAAGAGGACCTTGAGACATTATCAACTCATCTTGGTGGCAGTACAATTGTATGGTTCGGATCTGATGCTAAGGATCTGCCAGAGGATTGGGTTAAGTTTGTCAAGGACTCAGTTAACATTGCTGTCAGTCATCAAGTGGTACAGACTCTGGAATCAAAAGGAGTGCAATCAATCTGGTGTCCTGTCAATGCAGTGATTCCTCATGAGTGGCCATTGGTGCCAAGTGGCAATAAAATATTCTGGTATTCTGGCAACTCTCCAGAGTATTATGGTGAGTCACTGATCAATGAGATTAAAGAACGTATTGATATTCCAATCATAAGAGCTGGTTATGATACGTTCACTAAGGAGGAGATTGTGGATGTTTACTCTCAATGCTTTCTCAATCTCAGACTAACTCCTCATGATGGATGTCCGAATACCAATATTGAAATGGGACTGATGGGAAGGCGGTCAATTTACAATGGTGATCTTCCTGGTTCCATTCCTTGGAAGTCAGTTGATGATATCTGTCAATCAATCATGCGTGAATATAGCACAAGGCATGTTGAGAATTATTATATTAGCAAATTATTTCACAATTTTATAAACTATGAAAGAATGTCCACGTTGTTTATTTGATGAGTCAATTGCCTCAATAGGTGAGCATCAATGTGAGTACTGCGATTTACATGA